CGAACCCCCCCAATTTCCCCCCGGAACGCCCGTGAATGGCTAGCACCCCGTGGTCCGAGGTTTCCTACCGCCGTTTCCGCGACCAACTCCAGCGGTCGCCGGTTTTGTGTGAGCACTGCCACCGGGCGCAGGCCACCGAACCGGATCACATACCGCCGGTCGGGATGCACGCCCATGTGGAGGCGACGGGGTGCTGTCGGCTGGTCCCATCCTGTAGGCGGTGTAACCGGTCGGCCGCCCGTCTGGTCGTGGAGGGTCGTTGGCGGCCGGGTGCGGCGACCGACGCCCTGCCGTCGGTCCCCCAGGCGGAACGCCCCGGCCTTGACCCGGGGGATCGGAGGTGGCGGGTGCCGTGGTTGGCCGGGTTGCGTAAACCGCCTCCGGATGCGGTGTGGCCCCGGTTGATGACGGTTCCGCACCCGGCGGCGGTGGGGTCGTTGGGCGGGGAGTTCTGCGGGTGGGCGGAGGATCGGTCGGGCCGGCCGTTGCGGTGGTGGCAGCAGTTGGTCGTCGCCCGCCTCCTCGAGGTCGACGGGTCGGGGGTGTTGTGCTGGCAGGCCGCCCTGGTGTCCCTGTCCCGGCAGCTCGGCAAGTCGTGGATGCTCCGCGAGTTGTGTTTGTGGCGGATCCATCAGGGGTCCCGGTTCGGGGAACCGCAGGACGTGTTGCACACCGGGAAGGATTTGGCGGTGTGCAAGGAGGTGCAACGCCCGGCCCGGATCTGGGCGAAGGCGCGGGCGGACACGTACAAGGTTCGGGAGGTGAACGGGCAGGAGGAGATCGAGGTGTTGGCCGACGGGTCGAGGTGGATGCTGCGGGCGAAAGAGGCGACGTACGGGTATTCGGTGTCGATGGCGGCGGCGGATGAGGCGTGGAAGGTTCGGGAGTCGTCGATCGAGGAGGGGTTGACCCCGACCATGGTGGAACGGTCCCAACCCCAACTGTTGCTCGTCTCCACCGCGCACCGCCTGGCCACGTCGTTGATGATCGGCCGGCGGGCCGCCGCCCTGGCCGAGTTGGAGTCCGGGCAGGGGGATCTGTTGGTGGAGTGGTCGGCGCCGGAGGGGACGGCCCTGGATGACCGGGCCGGGTGGCGGTCGGCGTCACCGCATTGGACGGTCCACCGCGAACGCCTCATCGAACGCCAACTCATCCTTGCAAGATCTGGCGAGATCGACGACCCGGAGGAACCCGACGCCGAACAGTTCTTCCGTGCCCAGTGGTTGAACCAGTGGCCGAAGAGGATCACCGCCACCGGCGGCGATTCGGAGTTGTTGGTCCCGGCGGGGGTGTGGGACAACCTGGCCGAGGCCGGGCTGACCTCCGACGGTGCCCTGTGGGTGGCGGTCGACGACGACGTCGGGTACGGGGCCGCGGTCGCCGCCGCCGCCCGCCTCGAGGATGGCCGGGTCGAACTCGACGGGTGGGTGTGTTCGGACTGGTCGGCGGCTATGGCCGACGTCGAAGCGTTGGCGGCCGGGCGTGGGGTGCGTCTTTTGGTGGTGGCCGCTTCCCTGGTCGACCGGGTCCCGGCCGGGGTGGGCGGGTCGCGGCACACCGGCGCGGCGAAAGACACCCGCCTGGGTTTGGCCACCTTCCGGGACCTGGTCATGGGCGGCACCGTCGCCCATGACAACACCCCCGAACTCGACGAAGCGCTCGGCCTGGCCCGGGTGCGGGAAACCGCCACAGGGCTGGTGTTGGTCGCCTCCGGGCCGTTACATCTCATCCGGGCCGCGGTGTGGGCCGCGTCGGCGGCCGCCCGCCCGTCCAAAGTCCCCGCCGTCCACTAAGGAGGCCGCCGGTGCCGAACGCCGAATCTGTATCCCCGAACGCAGAGTTGGAGACATTACGGATCTTTGTTCGCAAGGTGGCCGATTACAGCAACGACGCCTGGCTGGCCCGTGAGGCGGCTGCCCTGGTCGGCAGCGACATGCCAGCGGCTTTCTTCAATGCCTTTCCCCTTGAGGATGATTGATCCGTCAGAAGGCTTCCAGGTTGCCTGTTACTGGTGCGGGCAAACCACTCATCCCCGGTGGTGGGGACCGTTCTGCTTTCGCTTCTGGCGCGCACAGATCGACAGATCGGAGGGCGATCGTGGTTGAGCCGGACGCCGATTCTGTAGCCGTCCTAGCTCGTCGCCTGCTCTTCCTCGTTGATCGGGACGCTGCGGCGGGAGACATCTACGACCTGCAATGTCTCAGGAATCACGGCCTCATCTGGCACCAGCTTGACCAAGCTGTCACCGCCTATGAGGCCGCACAGATCGACAGATATGGGGCGTCCCCGCCGTCCACTGACCGCGGGGAGTAGCATCCCGGTTCGATGCCGGGTGTGCGCGGGTTGTGGGAACGGGCGATCCGCCCGGGTGACTCCGCGCTGACCGCGACCCCGCCCGGGGTGGCCGTCGAGGGCGGGTCGGCGATGTCCGGCGGTCCCCCGTCCCGGGTCGTGGCGTCGCCGTGGGCGGGGTGGCCGTCGGACTGGCAGACCCCGTCGTGGGGGCCGCAGTTGGCGGTGTTGACCGACACCGCGTGGGCGTGCCTGGATCTGAATTCGTCGGTGTTGGCGTCGATGCCCCCGTACCTGGTCGACCCCGCCCCGACGTTGAACGCCGATTGGGTCACGAACCCGGACCCGGACGTTTATACGTGTTGGGAGGAGTTCGCCAAGCAGTTGTTCTGGGATTACCAGGCCGCCGGCGAAGTCTTCGTGGTGGTCACCGCCCGGTATGCGACGGGGTGGCCGGCCCGGTTCCATGTCGTCCCCCCGTGGGCGGTCACCGTCGAGCTCGTCGGCGGGCGCCGCCGCTACGAGATCGGTTCCGCCCCGGTCCCCGACGGCGACATGCTCCACATCCGCTACCTGTCATCGACCGCCGACCCGCACGGCCACGGCCCGCTCGAGGTCGGCGCCGGGCGTCTGGTCGCCGGTCAGGTGTTGGCCCGGTACGGGTCGAACGTGGCCGCCCAGGGCGGGGTCCTGTCGTCCATCCTGACCCACCCCGACGAGTTGACCGCCGACCAGGCCGCCGCCCTCCAACAGCAATGGATCGACGCCCGTAACGCCAACCTGGGCGCCCCCGCGGTCCTGTCCGGCGGGGTGACGTGGGAGACGGTGCAACTCAACCCCGAGCAAATGGCGTTGGTCGACCTGTCCAAATGGAACGAATCGAGGGTCGCCGTCCTGCTCGGCGTCCCCCCGTTCCTGGTCGGCCTGCCGTCGGGGGGCGACTCCATGACCTACTCGAACGTGGTGTCGCTGTTCGACTACCACTGGCGTGCCAGTCTGCGGCCGAAGGCGTCGGCGGTCATGGGCGCCCTGTCCGGGTGGGCGCTACCCCGGGGCACCCAGGTCGAGTTGAACCGGGACGCCTACATCCAACCCGACCCCTACACCCGGGCCCAGACCGAAGCCATCTACAACACCCTGGGTGTGCTGTCGGTCGACGAGATCCGGGCGGTCGAACGGTTCGATCAGATCGCCGCCGCCCCGATCTACCAGGGGGTCCTCAAATGACCGAACACAACCCGGTGGAGTACCGGTCCGCCGCCGTCGCCGGGGTGTCGTTCCCGAAACGCACCATCGAGCTGGTCGTCATGCCCTATGAGGAGGAGACCACCGTCGAGCACCAGGGGCGCATGGTCCGCGAGGTCATCTCCCGGGGGGCGTTCGACGGGATCGAAGGCCGACCGAACCGGGTCAAAGTCAACCTCGACCACGACACCACCCGGTCGCTCGGCAAGGTGCTGGCGTTCCACCCGTCCCGGCAGGTCGGCCTGGTCGCCGATTGCTTCATCTCCCACACCCCCGCCGGCGACGACGCGTTGCAGTACGCGGCGGACGGGATCTACGACGCCTCCGCCGGGTTCGCGCCGATCGAGCAACGCTGGGAACAGGCCGGCGGCCTGCGCCGGGTCAACAAGGCGTGGCTGGCCCACATCGCCCTCGTCTCCGACCCCGCCTACACCGGGGCCAGGGTCCTGGCGGTCAGAACCGCCTCAGAGGCCCCCGAACAGCGTTCTGCGGGCGTGGACACCCCGAACTTGGATCAGGTCCGCTTGTGGCACCTACAGGAACGCTACGCTGCCCTAGGTCGCTGAACTACCTCCCGTTGTAGACCACAGGGTGGGCCGGGAGTAGCGGGGGACGCACCGAACGCCAACGGACGCGTTGGAGTCCTTAACCGTTCGCGAGAAAGAGTCCCCCTGTGTCCGCTACCGATCAGATGCTGTCCCGTTACGCCACCGAGATCGACGAACGCCAACAGTTCATCGAGAACCTTGTCGAGGGGGCGACCGCCTCCGGGCGCGACCTGAACGCCTCCGAAATGGAGTTGGTGACCCGCGCCCGGGACCGGATCACCGAATGCAATACCAACATCGAACCGTTGATCGAGGCGCGCCGGGTCGGGCAGACCTCGACCACCAGGCTGGCCGAACTGTCGTTGTACATGCGCGACCGCGAACAACCGGCCGCCGCCCAGGTCGTCGAGTACCGCTCCGCCGGGGAGTACATCCTTGAGCAGTGGCGGGCGGGGATGGGGAACCGGGACGCCAACGAACGCCTGGAGATCTTCCACCGGGCCGCCGCCCATCAGACCACCGCCGATAACCCCGGCCTGATCCCCACCCCGATCATCGCCCCCGTCGTGTCGTTCATCGACACCAACCGGCCGTTGGTCACCCAGTTGGGACCGAAGAACCTTCCCGGCCAAACCTGGTCCCGGCCGAAGGTGACCCAGCACACCAACGTCGCCCTGCAACCGGTGGGTGAGAAAAACGAGTTGGTGTCGCAGAAGATGACGATCACCAAGCTGACCGGCACCGCCGCCACTTACGGCGGGTATGTGAACGTGTCCCGCCAGGACATCGATTTCACCCAGCCGGGGATCATGGATCTGGTCGTGAACGACCTGGCCGGAATGTACGCGGTGACCACCGAGGCGGTCGCCGCCGCCGCGTTCGACGCCGCCGCCGTGGCCGGGGTCGCTATCCCGACCGGGGCGGCCACCGCCGCCGCCATCCAAACCTCGTTGTGGGACGCGGTCGGGAAGATCTACGCCGACTCCAAGGGCGTGGGCCGGGTGTTCGCGGTGATCGGCCCCGACATGCTCCCGATTGTCGGCCCGGTGTTCCCGCCGGTCAACCCGACCAACGCGTTCAGCTCCGGTATCGAAGCGGCCAGCATGGGGTCCGGGCTGGTCGGTTCGATCTCCGGGGTGCCGATCTTCGTGTCGCCCGGTGTCGGCACCCTGCGCATGATCGTCATGTCGACCGCGGCGGGCGAGGTGTTCGAGCAACGGGTCGGCGCCCTGCAGGTCATCGAACCGTCGGTCCTGGGTGTCCAGGTGGCGTATGCGGGATATTTCACCCCGATGGTCATCTCGGCCGGCTCCATCGTCAAGGTCGTGAAGACCCCGTGACCGAACCGCGGATCGCGGAGGACATTTACGCCCCCAACCAGCAACTGGTCCGCCCCGACGGGTCCGGCCCGGCCGAGGAGGGCGAAGGCGGGTCCACCCACGGCGACCCCGACCCCAAGGCCGCCGAGACCAAGGGCAAGACCAAGGGCAAGGGCTAGATGGCCTACGCCACCGTGGACGAGTTGGCCGCACAACTGCGGGTGGCGGTCACCCCGGGCAACACGGCGGCCCTGCAATCCTGTTTGGACGCCGCGGCCGTGGAGATCGACGCGTCGATCGATCTCCGCGACCCGGCCACCGGGATCGCCCCCGCGAAACTGCCGTTGGTGAACCGGGTCAACATCCTCCGCGGCGTCGAGTGGTGGAAGTCCAACGACGCCGCCTGGAACGTGCTGGCCGACCAGTCCGGCGGGATGCGTCTCCCGAAGGACACCTTCGCCCGGCACGCCGCCACCCTGCGCCGGCCGGTCAAAGAGCTGTTCGGGATCGGGTGATGAACCAGGCCGGGTTCAGGGCCGCGGTGGCCGACGCCCTGGCCGCCGTCGCCCCGGTGGCGTCGGGGGAGTGGGCTTTGTTCGCCCAACCCCCCGACGCCCTGCAACCCCCCGCCTACTTCCTGCAATGGGTCGACCCCATGCGGACCGTCCAGACCATGTGCACCGACACCGCCCAACTGGAGATCGTGGTCGTCACCGCCCGCCTGTCGGAGGAATCGAACTACGACCTGGGCGACGCCATGATCGACGCCGCCCACACCGCCATCGTCGCCGCCGGCCTGCGGCCCTGGCAATCGTTGGCCCCGGCCGCCTACCCGATCGCTTCGCTCACCTACTGGGCGGCGCGCATCCAGATCCGCCAAACCGTCACCGTAGGAGGAACCTGATGTCCGATGTCGAAGTAGAACCGCAAGTAGTCGCCCCGGTCACCGCCGCCCCGTGGATCGTGATCCACCCGTACATCGCCGTCGGCCCGGTCGGGAGCGAGGTGACGTTCTACTGCTCGGCCACCAACCTGGCCGTCGAGGTCGACCAGGACGAAAACAAGACCGAGACGTTTTGCGGGGTCTACACCTCCTACAAGTCCCCGAAGTGGATCATCACGGCCACCTCCGCCATGTCCTACGGGGCGGCCGGTCTGTGGAACCTGCTGCAGCCGTTGATGGGCACCACCCAGCCGTTCGAGGTGCGCCCCGACACGGCGGTGGCGTCGCCGGCGAACCCGTCGATGAAGGGAACCTGTGTGGTCAAGTGGGTGGACTTCATCAACGCCGGGCCGGGCGAGATCTCCGAATGCGATGTCGTCCTGGCCGTGCAAGGCGCCCCGACGTTCGCCACCGCGTGACCGCCCGGGTCGAGATCGACACCCGCAAGTTGGCCGCCGGGGTCCGCAAACTGGTCGGCGGGGTCGCCGACACCGCACCCCAGGCGGCCCGGCAGGCGGCCGAGACGGTGGCCGCCAACATCCGCTCCCGGCTACCGGTCCGCACCGGCCGGCTGGTCGGATCGGTGCAGGTGGTCGCCGAACCTGACGGCGGGTACGGGGTGTCCTACGGGGCCGGGGTGTCCTACGCCCGCCCCGTCGCGGCCCGCACCGGGGCGGTCGGCGCCGGCATCCAAGGCGTCCCCGAAGATTTCGCCCGCGACTGCCGGACCGTCGCCGAACGCCAGATCGCCCGGCTGTGACCGAGAAACTGAAGGTCGACATGGCCGACCTCACCTTCGAGGAGTTGGCGGTGGCCGGCGAACTGGTCGGGGTGCCGTTGGTCGACCTGATGGGCGGCCCCGGCCATTTCCGTTACGTCGCCGCGGTGGTCTGCGTGACCATGCGCCGCACCGACCCCGACTTCACCCTCGAGCAGGCCATGCACATGCGCCCGGCGCAGGTCGAGTTGGTGGACTCGTCGTCATCGGAACAATCCGCGGGCAGCAATGGCGCCGGGCCTGCATTGTTGCCCGCGGCTGGCAGTTGAACCCGGCCGACGTCATGAACTTCCCGATGGGCCTCGTCGAGCAGATGGCCCAGGCCGTCGCCGAAGAGCAGCGCGCCGCGAAACGCGAGGCCGCCAAAGCACGGGCACGGGGCCGGTAAGTGGCCGGGTCGCTCGATGTCATGGTCAAGTTCCTGGCCGACACCACCGGGGTCAAAGACGCGGTCGACGACGTCGAAGGAACCGGATCCAAAATCAAAGACTGGGCCGGTAAAGCCGCGTTGGCGATCGGCGGGGCGTTCGCCGTCGACAAGGTCGTCGAGTTCGGGAAAGCGTCGCTTGACGCCGCCGCCGCCGACGCCCAAGCCCAGGCCATCCTCGCCCAGACCATGAAGAACTCGGCGGGGGCGACCGACGAGCAAATAAAGAACACCGAGAAAGTCATCTCGGCCATGTCGAAACACTCGGCGATCGCCGACGACGTTCTCCGCCCCGCCCTCGGGAACCTGGTCCGGGCGACCGGCGACGTCACCAAATCCCAGGACCTGTTACAGATCGCCGTCGACACCTCAGCCGGGACCGGGAAAGATCTGGGCACCATCACCGAGGCGATGGGCAAAGCGGCCCGGGGTTCGGTCGGCGGCCTCGAAAAGCTGGGGATCGCCACCAAAGACGCCGGCGGAAAGGCGCTCACCTCCGACCAGGTGTTCCAGAACATGGCGAAGACGTTCAAGGGCGACGCCGCCACCGCGACCGACACCGCGGCGGGAAAGATGGCGAACGCCAAAATCCAGTTCGGCGAGTTCCAGGAACAGATCGGCACCTACCTCCTCCCCGTGATCGGGACTCTGGCGTCGTTCTTCACCGACACGTTGATCCCGGCGATCTCCGGGATCTCCGACTGGATCGCCCAACACAAAGACGTGGTGCTCGCCGCGTTCATCGGGATCGGCATCGCGGTGGCCACCTTCGTGGTCCCCGCGTTCATCACCTGGGCGATCACCGCCGGGGCGGCCGCCCTGGCCACCCTCGCCGCCGCCGCCCCGTTCATCGCCCTCGGCGCGGTCATTGCCGGGGTCGCCTACCTGATCATCCACAACTTCGACACCATCAAGGCGGTGGCCGAGACGGTGTGGAACGCCGTGCTCGGCACGATCAAAACGGTGTGGAACTGGGTGCGGGACAATTGGCCGCTGCTGCTAGCAATCATTACCGGGCCGATCGGCCTGGCCGTCCTGGCCATTCAACGGAACTGGGACACCATCAAGGCCGGGGCGACCGCGGTGTGGCAGTGGATCAAGGACAAGTTCAACGACCTGGTGACGTTCTTCACCGGGCTACCCGGCCGCCTGTCGGGGATCTGGTCGGGGATCTGGGACGGGCTTACCAGCGCGGCCCGCTCCGCGTTCTACGCCGTCGCCCGGTTGTGGAACGACACCGTCGGCGCGCTCAGTTTCCACATCCCCGGATGGGTTCCGGGGATCGGCGGGAAAGGGTTCGACGTGCCCGACATCCCGACGATGGGGGCGGGCGGGATCGTCACCTCGCCCACCCTGGCCCTCATCGGCGAACGGGGACCGGAGGCGGTCGTCCCCCTCGGCCGGTTCGGGAACGGGCCGGCGGTTCATATCGAGAACGCCACGTTCACCTCCGACGTTGACGTGGACGTGTTCATGGCCCGGGTGGCGTGGTCGGCCAGGACCAGGAAACTCTGATGGCCGCCTGTGTCCGCGCCGCCTGGCTGGACCTGGGGGGCAGCATCCTGCCGCTCGAAGACGCCAGCAAAGGGTATTTCTGCGAGTCGTTGGACCTGGGCTACCCGGCCGTCCGGGACGTCACCTCGAACCGGCCCGATCAGAACGGCATCGATGACCGCACCGCCCTGTTCGGTGCCCGGGTGATCACCGCGGATATCACCGCGGTGGCCGGGTTGGGCGCCCAGATCGACGACGTCGCCGCCGACTTCGGTCCGTTCATGAACCCGGCGGTGCGCCCGGTCCTGCACTACATCCTGGACCGGCCCGGCACCCCGGAACGCACCGTCGTGGTCCGCGCCTCCGACTACGCCTTCGCCGTCGCCGGGGCGGAGATCCGCGAGATCCATCTGGCGTGGGTGGCCGCCGACCCGGTCATGCGCGACGCCACGGTGAAAACGGCGACCGCGTGGGCCGGGTCCGGGTCGGCCGGCGGCCGCCTGTACAACCTGGTCTTCAACCGGGGGTACACCGCCGGGGGGTCGTCGCCCACGAAGGTGAACATCGCCCCGGCCGGCGACGTCGGTGTCCGCCCCCTGTTCCGCATCTACGGTCCGGCTACCACCCCGCAGATCATCTGGTACCTGTTCCCGGCCGGCCAGACCGGATCGATCCGCATGGTGGCCGGCTACCAGGTGGCCGCCAACCACTATTTGGAGATCGACTCGGCCACCAAAACCGCCTATGTGGACGGCGACGTGAACCAGCCGGCCATGACGTCGATCGACTGGCAGAACACGGCGTGGCCGCTCATCGGCCCGGCGCCCGGCTACGCCCAGATGCAACTGTCGGCCACGTCCACCTCGGCTATCACCCAGGTCCAGGCCATCTGGTCCGACGGCTACCTCACCTAGATGGCCGCCCCCGGCACCTACCCGGTACCCCCCGGCCGGGGCCGCTGGCGGTTGACGTTGCACCGCCGCGATTTCGGGACCAACGCCCGCCCGACCGACACGGGTATCGCGGAGCTGACCGACGCCCGGTCCCGGAAACTTGTCCAGGCGCTCAACCAGCCGGCCACCCTCAGCTTCACTTTGGATGGCCGTTCGCCGGCCGCCCTGTCCATCCAGGAGATGTCGCATGATGTGATCGGGTGGCGGTTCGACGACCAGACCAACAAAGACGTGATGGCGTTCCGGGGGATCATCGCCCAGTCCCAGGACACCCTGTCCGAACAGGCCCACACGGTGGCGTTCACCGCCCACGACTACCTGGCCATGCTGAAACGCCGGCTTATCACCGGGACGGTTCACTACAACGAGGTGTTCACCCAGGTCGATCAGGACACCATCGCCAGCAACCTGGTCCAACAGGCCGTCCAGACGTACGCCGCCTCCGTCGACGTCAACTTTTACCCCGGTTGCGCCCTGCCGCTAGGCGTCTTTCCGTACACCCCGGCCGGGGTGCAACGGGGAACCCCGTCCGGCCAGAAACGGGACCGGACCTACCCGGCGCACACCAACATCGGCGACGCCCTCGACCAGCTCGCCAAAGTCATAAACGGGTTCGACTATGACTGTTGGCCGACATCCGCCGAGTGGGGCGGGGACTCCATCCGGATCTTCTACCCGTACCAGGGTGTGCAACGGTCCTCCCCGCAGTTGGTGTACGGGTCGACGGTGTCGACCGTGACCCGCAACCTGGACTCGGCGGACTACGCCAACTACCAACGCACCGTGGGGAACAACGGGTCGGCCGACCCGGCCGCCGCCCAAAAGTTCGGGGAGGCGTGGAACAGTGACTCCAACAACATCACCGTGGCCACCCAAGGGTTGTGGATGACCGGCACCAACGCCGCCGACGTCACCATCCAGCAAACATTGACGGACAAGGCCAACGGCGACCTGGGCCGATCCGGGCTGCTCCAACCCCACTACGCGGTCGGCCTGCGCCCGGGGGCGTACTCGTGGGGGAACCCGAACATGGGCGACGTCGTCCCGTTGATCATCCAGTCCGGGCGCCTCAACGTGAACACCACCATCCGGGTGGTCGGGATCACCTACGACATCGGCGACGACGGCGCCGAAGACGTGCAACTGGTGCTCGGCCGCCCGGACACCACCATCGCTGACATATTCGGGTCGACCGACCGCGACGTCGACGCCCTCGCGAGGAGATGACACTGTGACCCGTTACACGCCGCTATGGCTCCAGGCCGGTTCGTACCCGGCCGGTGTCGACCGCCGCCTGATCTCCGCCGTCTGGCCGGCCGCGGTGGTGTCGGGGTGCGCCGTCACGGTGCAGGCGAACATGAACCTGAACGTGGCCGCCGGGTGGGTGGTGGTCCCGGCCGCCAACAACACCGGGTCGGTCCTCTGCGCGTCCGACGCCGTCGAGGTCGTCACCCTGGGCACCGCCCCCGGGGCGGGCACCAACCGCATCGACGTGGTCGTCTGCACCGTCACCTCGACCGACATAGGCACCGCCGCGGGCGACGCGTTCAGTTTCACGTCGGTGGCCGGGACGCCTGCCGCGTCGCCGGTCGCCCCGACCGTCCCCGCCGGCAGTGTGGCCATCGCCCAGGTACTGGTGCTCGGCGGGCAGGCCACCATCCAGGCCGGGAACATCACCGACCGGCGCGCCCCGTCGAGACCGGCCGACTCCCTCCACGCGTCGGTCTACCGCAACACGGCGTACACCATCCCGACCGCGCAGGCCGCCCTGGCCATGGACACCGTCCGTTTCGACCCGTCGGCGATGTTCACCACCGGCGCGCTGAAAGTGCCGGTCGCCGGTGTGTACCAGGTCGCGGTGATGATCACCGCCGCGCAGTCCATCAATGGTCTGGTGGCCGTGTTCGTCCAACAGAACGGCACCGCGGTCGCCCAGTCCAACGTTTACGCGGCCGCCGCCGGCGCGTTCGTGTCCCCGGCCCTGTCGTGGCCGATCAAAGCCGCGGCGGGCGACGCGTTCGCGATGGGCGTCCTGGCGCAACCGACCGCGGCGATAACGACCGGCCCGATCGGCAACACCCTCAGCGTCTCCTATCTGGGCACCGGATGAAAGGAACCCTTGTGACCGAACACGACCAGCCGGGACGGTTCGACCCGCCGACCGCCCCCAAACCCGAAGAACCCTTCGACCAGGACGAGGCGGAGATGGACACCGAGGGGATGGGGCCGGACAACGACCCGGAACCCGATGTTGTGGCCTGAGGCGACCTGGCAGCCGGTCGCCGAGCACGGCGGCAACCTGCACCCCATCGCCGTGTGTTTGCACCACCAGGCCGGGACCGGGAACCCGGCCGGCATCTACGCCTCGAGGAACGTGTCCGCCCATTTCTGGCTACCCCGATCGGGGCGGCCGGTGCAGCATGTCGACACCTGGGTTCAGGCGTGGCACGGGGTCGCCCATAACGCCTACTCCATCGGGGTGGAAACGGAGGGGTGCGGGTCCGCCCCCCACGCCGACCCGCTCACCGAACACCAGCTCGACACTTTCGCCGACCTGATGGCCTGGGCGCATGACGTTCACGGCATCCCGTTGGTGTTATCGGAGGCGGTCACCCAACCCGGTCTTAACTATCACCGCTGCCAGGGCGGGCCGGCGACCGGTTGCCCGTGCGATGAGCGGGTAAACGCCAGAGCAGAGATCTTGCGCCGGGCGACCGGCGGTCAACCAACAGGAGGCGGGGCGGTGGCCATCAGGGCGACACCATCAGGGCACGGGTATTGGGTGGTCGGTTCCGACGGGGGGGTGTTCACGTTCGGGGACGCAATGTTCCTCGGATCGTTGGGCGACGAACACCTCGAGGCCCCGATCGTCGATATGGAACCCACCCCATCCGGCCGGGGTTACTGGCTGCTCGGCGCGGATGGGGGGGTGTTCACGTTCGGGGACGCCGGGTTCTACGGGGCCGCCACCGGGCTAGTGCAATGATTGCGGCAAGCACCTATTTGGCCAACAAGCCGGATGGTGGGGTGTTGGTCTGTCTGGTCGTGGCCCTGGTCCTGTTCGTGGTGGCCGGGGTCGCCGCCGCCTTCTGGAAGGCGTTCTGGGCGTGCGTGGTCTGCGCCGGCCTGGCGTTCCTCACCCTGGCGTTCCTAGTGCACTAGGCGGATGAGCGGTGATGGCGCGCTCATCGCCGCCGTGCTGACCGGGGCCGCCGCCGTGATCACCGCGTGGGCCGCCGTGGTCCGGGCGAAACACCAGGGCCGCGAGCAGTGCGAACACGAGCTCGCGGCGGCCCGGGCGGAGGCGGAAAAGGATCGGGCCGAGTTGCACCGCCTACGCATGGCCGACGGGGGGTCGGTCCCGGCCGGGTTGTTGTTCGTGGTGGCCGCCGTGTTCGTGGTCGCCGCCGTCACGTTCGGGGTGATCGCGGGGACAGATACCGCCTCCGGCCCGCCCGGCCCCCCCGGGTTGCCCGGGTTGCCGGGACCGGAAGGCCCCCCCGGGTCTACCGGGCCGGTGGGGGCGCCCGGGGCGACGGGGCCGGCCGGGTCGGGTAGCGCCGGCCCGGCCGGCCCTCCCGGGTCGTCAGGCGCCCCCGGCGACCCGGGCAGGGCGGGCACCCCGGGCGCCCCTGGCGCGAACGGCGCCCAGGGCGTGCAGGGGTTGGAGGGGCCGCGGGGTCCGTCGGGGCCGGTCTGCCCGCCCGGGTTCTCCGGTCAGGCGTTGACGGTGAAGAACGGCAACGGGGCGAACGTGGCCGCCTTCCTCTGCACTGTCAACTAACCGGTCTCCATGGCCGCCCGCATGGCGTCCAGGTCGGTGTGACGCAGATACCGTTCCGTGGTCGCCAACGACACATGCCCCAACGCGTCTTGCACGGTGCGCACGTTCCCGCACCGCTCCAACATGTTCGACGCCATGGTGTGACGCAGGGCGTGCGCCGAGACCCCGTCGTAGGCGCCCAGCTTCAACCCGGCCGCCCCCATCCAGGCCGACACCAGCCGGGATATCCGGTTGGCCGACAGGCCGACGGTGGTGTCCCGACCGGACCCGCCGGCCGCCGACCACTTCCCGAGGACGACGACCACCGGGCCGGGCACCGGCAGGCGGCGCTCATCGGAATTCTTGCCCACCACCGTCATCACCGCGGCCACCGGGTCGTAATCAGTACTCCGCAGCCGTGACACCTCCACGCAACGCAGGCCCATCCGGAACATGAGCTCGACGATGACCTCGGCCCGCAGGTCGGGCAGGACCAGGCGGAGCCGGGCGACCGACGCGGCGGGCATCGCCCTGGTCGCCCGCCGTGGTTCGCGGATCCGGGCCGCCGCGGCGGTGGGGTCGCGGGGCAGGAGCTCCTCGGCGGCCGCCCACCGGCAGAACGTGCGCACCGTCGACAGGTACGCCCGGCGGGTGGCGGGCCGGTGGCCGCCTATGGTGGCCTGCCAGGCGGCCACCGTCGCCCGGTCGAGCCCTTCCATGACTGCCCCGGGCCCGGCGGCCGCCACCAGTCCCCGCAGCCGGCAGCGCAGATCGACGGCGGTACGGGCGGTGATCTCACCCCGGCCCCGCCGGCCGTTCACGTAGACCTCGACCGCGTCGCACAGATCCACAGGTGCCCCCCAGGGCCCGGTCTCCGCCGCCGCCATGGCTTAGTGCCTACGCGGCGACGGCGCCACTTGCGGAACCGGCCCCCGCGGTCTTCCATTTGGTAGATGGCGCCCGCAGCGGGCCGCCCCACATGAGCCATTCGCGGTCGCAGCCGGTCACCGAGGCGATCGTGTCGACGACCTGGTTCATGCCTCTTGGCGCGGTGCCGCGTTCCCATGACGACCACGTCGCGGTGTGGACTCCGCAGCGCTCGGCGATCTCCTCGACCGACAGTCCCATCGAGTAGCGCAGCATCCGCAGCCGCAGGCCAAACCGGTCCTCGGGTCTCCAGTTCTCTGCCATTGCCATAGTTGGGATAATAGGTGGTTTACACAGGGTTGTCCACATGGTGTGGATAACATTAGTGGGTTGCTTGAAAGCTAGCGACTCACTATATTCGCAGTTATGCGGACCACAGAGAACATCCCCCGGCCGCTCACACCCGGACAGGTGGCCCGACTCTTCAACGTGTCGCTCACCACCGTCGGGAAGTGGGCCGACACCGGGCTCATCCCAAGCTTTCGAACCCCCGGCGGGCAACGCCGCTTCTACGAGGCCGACGTCGCCGCCGCCATCGAAGCGACCAGGCCCCAAGCGGCGTCGTGAGCAGCCTTGAACGCCTGGCGGATGCGGGTCGGTCCCGCCCGCCGATGGACCCCCAGGCCGCGGTCGCCCTCCTCGTGAATTCGACCACGGCGAACCGGCCCGGGTACGCCAAAGACGGCCACATCCTCGAAGGGAACGTCGCCCTGGCGGTATGGACCGCGGCCGAACTCGGCCTCCCGCTCATCCGGTCGCTGGACTGGGTGTACATCGTCGCCGGGTCCGCCAACCTGACCGCCGCCGCCCAACGCGTCCTGGCTAGGCGGGCCGGTTATGACCTCGATTTCCCCGACGACGAACAGACCGACCACCAGGGCGTCGCCTACATCCGCAAAGGCCAAAACGGGGTGTGGCGCAAAGTGACGTTCACCGCCGCCCAAGCCAAAGCCGCGAACCTGCTCGGCAAAGACAACTGGGTGCACTACGGGCGCGACATGCTCACCGCCCGGGCCTGCACCCGGGCCGTGTCCCGCTACGCCCCCGAAGTCCTGGCCGGTCTCGACGCGTCGGAGGCGTGGGCCGACGACGACCCCGACGACCCCACCGGCGGCCGGACCGCCCCCGACGGGACCACCATCCCCGACGCCGACCGCGAACCGGCCCTCGACCCGGCCGAGCTCGAAGCCATCGTCGCCGACCTCAAAGCCCTGCCCGCCGATCAACGCGAATGGTTCCGCCGCAAATGGAAAGACGAACCGCCCGACGGGTACGGGTGCCCGAGCCTGACCCGGGGCGGGTGGCTGACCGCCGCCCACGGCGGGTTAGCCCGCTACCTGCTCGACGACGCCCAGGCCAACGCCGATTACGCCGAACGCCTACAAAACGCCCTGGCCGACGCCGTCCCCCCATCGGAGCGTTACGACGCCCCGGAGATGACCCCGGACAACGTCGACGAGGGGGAAGGGTGACCCTCGAATCCGACGCCGCTCTGATCGCGGCCGGGTCGTGGCTGCGGTCAAAGACGATCGTCAACGCCTTCGACGAGGCTGTCGGCGGGATCGTGTGCGACGCCGTCGTCCGCCAACAGGTCGACGACGAAACCGGCGAGGTGTCCGACATCACCCTGTACCGGGTGCGCGACTGCAACGACCCCGCCCCGCTCCGCTACCGCATCCTCCCCGGCGACGACGTGAACCCGGGCGAAGCGTGGCCGGCGTCGACCTACGACATCGCCCGACTGGTCCGGCGCATCTGTTTCGAGATCGGCAAAGCCAAATCGCGCACCACCCGCGCCGCGAGGGAACTGACGAACGAGGAACGCGTCGCCCTGTACGACGCCATCGCCGCCCTGGTGGCAATCTCATGAGCCCCGGACGAATCCGACTAATCGACCTCCCGCCCGAGGTGCGAGCACAGATCGCCGGCCGGGAGAAGGGACGCCTTGCCCCGCGACCCCCCCGGCCGGCGGCCGACACCGCCGAGCGCCTGAAGACCACCTGGACGTGCCACAACTGCCGGGCGCATTTCACCACCTGGGCGGCCGCTCAACGCCACAGCAACGCCCCCGGCCACCGCAGAATCGAACTCGACCTGTGACCCGCCCCCAATGGTGGCGTCGGGTGGTGCTCTGGCAACGCCAACGCCACCTCGAGTGGGAGTTACAGATCTGGCCGAACCCCGAAGCGGCCCGCGCCCTCGAATACCTCCGCGACGCCCGCCAACAAAACCGCCCTGACCGCCGACCAAGGCATGGGAGCCGATGAGTGACCAGACGCAAACCGACCGACACCACACCGCGGCGCGTCGAGCTGCTCGAACAGTTGGACAACCTCAACGCCGTCCTGGTCCGCCTCGGCGCCTTCCCGCTGGTCCCGAAGATCGACGCGCTCGACATGCCCGACTCCCACATCCACGCCCTGGTGGCCATCACCCAGGACCACATCATCACAGTCACCCGGGCCCTGAAAGGCCACACCGCATGAACATCCGCGCCGTCATGGCCAGCCTCGACATCTACGGGATCGACCACATGGCGAAGGTCGCACTGACCGCGGTGGCGTGCCGGGCCGACCAGCACACCGGGGAGGCCACCGTGTCGATCGGGCGGATCGCCGCCGACGTGGGCGCCCACTACGACACCGCCCGCCGGGCGCTCGTCCGACTCGTCGAATACGGGTACCTGAGCGTTGTGGACAAGCGGGGGATGACGCCCACATGGAAAATAGACCTCGCGGTCCTGGACCGCGAGGTACCTCGCGGTCTGTGCGGGGGAACCTCGCGGTCTGTGCAGGGTGACCTCGCGGTCCTGGACCGCGACGTAGGAGTTAGAAGGAGAAAGACTAAAGAGGCGCCGCCGTCGACGACGAGCAAGCTCGCCGACGACGGCGCTGGGGATAACGGCCGCGCTGCCGCCCAAGCCGAGATGGCCGCCGCATGCGACCCGGCGGCCATCGCAGCCTGCAACTACTGCGACGACTTCGGGTGGCTATGGCGCGACGCCACCATCCGAGGACGCTGCTCGCACCGACCAACCAGGGCAGTCACCGCGCTCACCGTCGATGACGTCCTGGCCGACATCGACGCCCCATGATCGGCCGGCTGTTCGACCCCGACCCGGAAGAAGGCGACAACAGCGGCCCCGACCTCGTCGAACTCGAACACCTCCTGCCGCTACTCAACGACGACACCCCCACCCGCACCCGCAACCTGATGCTCCGCGTCGCCGCCCTATCCCTCACACAACCAACCGTCCCACCGCAATGCACCTGGAAAGGCTGCGACCAACCAGGCGTCGAATGGCACCACGAACTCGAACGCGAGACCTTCGGCCGCCTCGCAGAGTTCGGACCGGTGAACCCCTACTGCCACGAGCACCACGAACTCATCACCCTCATGCGAGCAGAGATCCGCCGACGCGAACGGGAGGACCACGATCTCTGACAAGCCCGCCAAACGCGACTACGCGAAACTGCATCTCGCCCTCGCCCGCCGCGCCCTCGGCCTGACCGTCGAGCTGCCCGAGGTTGACGGCCCGGTACCCATGTTCGACCACGACGACCAGGCCCTCGACGAAGCCAAAGCACGGCACCCCGCCCGACCCGTCACCAACGTCCACACCGGGGATGCACTGTGACCGCCGATAACCAACCGGGGCGGCCGGTGACGGCCCCACCCTTGCGCGTCTTAACGCGCAGGGCATGGCAGGCGGGGCTTGGCCAGGCGGGGCGAGTCGAGGCGAGGCGTGGCAGGGTCCGGCATGGCATGGCAGGCGTGATTACCCCCCAGTTTTTTTGGTCGAACTTCGCCGCGCGAG